CAGCCGGGTTTAGTATTTTCCCATCCAACATTATAATCATAATGTTCATACATCATTTCCATCGTAGGATGAACCACTCAGCATCTTTTTTCTTTTCAAAGATATAACGTGTGCTTAGGTTCTTCCATTCACCTGTGCAGTTCTGTTCTAACCAAAGTGTTATATCTACTGCTTCTTTATTATTACGAAACCCATTTAACTTAACACTAGTCCAACCCAATGCAGACATTAACACTAGTGTGTCAATATCTTTAGACATTTGATCGGCTACTTGATTGACAATTTCTTCTGTTATATTCATCCCCACCTCAACATAAAATAACTTGCATTACTATCATTGTAAAAAGTAAACACAGTATGTTTCTCTAGTTCTGGTTCCCAATTAGATCCACTAAAGTCATTGTATATTGCTTTATGATATGCAAAGTCAAAATCTTTGCCCATTACCCAACCGTGTTTTTTTAACTCTCTAACTACTTCTAAGGTCCTATCAATATCAATGTATAATATAACTTTAGCCACAAGTCAACTCAAACAAGATAGCATCACGCTCATCCTTAAAGTAAAAATCCATATAATCTTCGGTTGCGTGTGCCTCAAACTTGTCGCCCGGTAAGCCAAATTGTTCTATTGCCCAAGCACAGGTTTCATTCCAATCAATGATATCTCCCTTTTTCCAGGATATACGAACTCTAGTACCCGCCTGCATTCAATAACTCCTTAACTTGCTTAACATTCTCTGGCTCACGATTGAACT